CTTGCATTGTCAACGACTACACGGGGGAGTTTCGTCATTGCCCGGAGGTTACGGAATCAGATGTTGCAGAATATTTCACTGACATCCCGCCCTTCTATGAATTTGGGGAAGACGGATTCGATTGTCACTACTTCCTCGAAAGAATGCGACGGGAGAACGCCACAGACGCAGGATTCATGTGGCTCAAAAACAAAGCGGTAGATCGTTCCTTCATCGATGAGGAAATGCCGTGGTGTCGAGACCTCGTCCCAACGGACGACTAACCAAAAGGTAATTACCTATGAGCAAGCAAGAAACAGACAGCAAAAACCCGGCGCACGGCTGGGGAACGGACAACACCGTTGGTGTGAAAGGCAAAACCGGCATGCCGGAGTCCAAGGGCGAAACCGACAAGGCCAACCCCAGGGACGACATGACTGGTATCTCGGGCGGAGACTACGCACCGACCAAGACGTCCTACTAATCCGATGCCTGAGACAGAGCGCGAACGCATACGCCGCGAGCAACGCGAGGCAGTAGAGCGCAGGAACCGAGAGGCAAGCGAAGAGGTTGACGTCTTCCAGCGGGAGACTGAGGCCCAGCAGCGAGCCGCCGCAAAGATGGCGCGTGAAGCAGCCCAGAAGGCCCGAGAGGCTGAACGCCTTGTTGAGCCCAACGGCGAAGGCTCTGCGTTCCGTGATTACCGTGGCGCCGATGGTGCTGTTGAGGACGCGGAGAAGGGCAAGAAGAAAGAGAAGCGCCGTGGCCGATAGTATCAGACGCGCAAGACAGAAGCTCCGCGTGAAGCGCGAGGGCATTTTTAACGTGTTCGACGTCAACACAGGCGAAGAACTAACCAAAACCCGGGCCGCTGCGCTTGCACTAGACGCGGCCGAGCGAGCGGAGGCAGCAGAAAGCCTCACGCCCGCCGAGGGTAATGTCACGAAGAAGAGGCGTATTCTGCGAGACAATTGAGACAGAGGAGTCGAGACAATGGGAGAACTAGAACTACTGATGCGAATAGCCACTGCGTTTGAACGCATGGCGGACGCCCAAGAAAGACAAGCAGTTGCAGGCGAGCGTTCAGCAGCGTCGGCCGAAGCAATGCTTGCGAACCAAACCCAACAGTTGGCAACGACAGCGGCGCTTGAGAAGTCGTTGATGCAAGCCAATGAGCAGTGACCTGTTACAAGCTGTTGAGGTGTCCCTCAAGGCCGAGAAAGCCAAGCTCGAAAAGGCTACGGTACACTGGTACAAAGTGCATGACCAGCTTGTAGAGGCCAGCACTGAAGTACAGACGTCTACTACAGAAGTACAACGGATCGAGAGTGCAGTAAGGGCTCTCAAAGGTGAGTCCGTCAACCATGTAACAACGGGGGATGTACGGGATGAATTGGTTCCCGAAGACGCACCACACGAGAAACCGAAGAGAAAGAAGAAGGACCGGAACGATCCCGACAATCCTTATGCCGATATACCCTGCAACGGGTGTGGCGTTAAAGGCAGACTGAGAGAGCAAGTACAGAATACCGGTGGCAAGGTCTACCGTCAGTTACTTTGCTTGGCCTGCAATAACGTGTCAATGTTATGATCTGGCTGGGGCGTTCGTTGGTGGTCTCCTCCTCCTGTCTCCTACTAATGGGCGTCCCATGCCGGGTCACCCCCAGAGGGTCATCATGACGGAAGAAGTAGAAAGGAAAGACGGGAAGTTCGTGAAAGGACAGTCAGGCAATCCTGCCGGGCGTCCTGTGGGTAGCCGCAACCAGATCACAGTGTTGCGCGAGAATACAGAGTTAGCGCTGAGACGCTACATGGACAGCCCCGCACGAGCTGCGCTTGCACAAAAAGCCCTTGATCGTCTGTTCAAGATGTCAGTCGAAGGCAATGATAAAGAAGCGTTGCAGGCAATGAAGATTCTCTTTGACAAGATTCTCCCTAATGCCAAGTCTGGTATTGAGGACAAGAGCGGAAGCAAACGCGCGATCGCCATACAGATTATCAACCAGACCGACAAGTCTGCCGGCTCACCTGTCGTCTTAATTGACGGGGAAGCAGAAGAGGTATAGTGGCGCAGTTCGCCCAAGTATCCCTGACTGCACCGCAGCAGGCTGTACACAACTCGCTAGCGCGCTTCAAGGTCATAGCGGCTGGTAGGCGTCTTGGCAAGACGACGCTTGCGGCCATCGAGTGTTTGCTCGAGGCATGCAAGACGGAGAACGACTACGGCGATCCACTCGGGAGTGACTCTGAGGTTGTCTATATTGGTGTGGACAAAGAGCAGGCCAAGCGTAACGTCTGGAACATGATCCAGGATATAGCCAGAGAGATGGGCATATTTGTATTCGCCCACCAGAACAGCTGCGTCCTAATCATTGACAACGGCGTATGCCAAGTCCGGGTACGACTGCTCGGTATGGATCGCCCCGACAGCGCTCGCGGCATGAAGCTGCGGTATGCGGTACTCGATGAGTACGCCGATATGCCGGACAACGTGTGGGACGAGGTCATCAGGCCCGCCCTCATGGATTGCCGAGGCGGCGCAATGTTCATCGGTACGCCGAAGGGCAAGAACCACTTCTATCGTCTTTTCTCAGAAGCCCTTACGGGCGATGATCCCGAGTGGGAAGCCTTCTCATTCATGTCGCATGACAACAGCACGCTAAACCGTGACGAGTTGGAGAAGGTTGCACTCGACTACGCACGCGGCTCCCCCGAGCTATACGCTCAGGAGATCGAAGGTAAGTTCATCTCGAAGGGAGGCGCTCTATTCCATGAGGATGATTTCCCTAGGGACGCAGTGGAGCCGAAGCATGGCAGCTACTTCCTTACGGTTGACCTCGCAGGATTCGAGCGGGAGTCAGCAAAGAAGACAGCACGTATCTCGCGGCTCGATGACTCCGCCATATGCATCAACAAGGCGTACAACACAATGGACAAGGACGGTAAGGCTGATGTCGGTTGGTGGGTCAAGGAGATTCAGCACGGACGCTGGGACACAGAAGAGACTGCGAAGCGCATCGTTGACGCGGCAGTAGCCGTGAAGGCACAGACGGTAGGCATAGAGAAGGGAGTCCTCGCGCAAGCGGTGGCACCATATCTGGCGTCCTACCAAGCACAGCGGAAGGTGTGGCTCAACGTCGTGCCTCTCACGCATGGTAACCAGCGCAAGTACGACAGAATACAATGGGGCCTCCAAGGGCGCGCGAAGCGCAGACTGGTAACCCTGAACCCCGGAGAGTGGAACAGCGTGCTGCTAGAGCAGGCCATTGACTTCCCCTCGAAACTGACGCATGACGATTTGCTCGATGCTCTCGCTTATCAAGATCAGGTTGCTGATTGGGTTGAGTGGGAGGGTCAAGACAACTACGAAAAGTGGGAAGCTGTTGACCCAATTAGCGGCTACTAACCAAGGATACTATTTATGACTGACATTCTCGTCGAACCGGAAACAAATGAGAAGGCACCAAACCAGTCTGACCCCAGAGCAGTTCTTGCTGATTGGGTCATGTCTCGCGTGGTGGACTGGAGAACTAATCGGGACTCGACATTCAAGACGCAGTGGGATGAGTACTACCGTATTTGGCGTGGTCGTTATACGTCAGAGCAGAAGACTCGTCGCACAGAGCGCTCGAAGATCATCTCGCCGGCATCACAGATCGCTGTGGATATCGCTGTATCTGAGATCGTCGAAGCAGTCCTCAGTCGTGAAGCTATCTTTGATATCTCCGATGACCTGAAAGACCAACAGCGTGACGACGCTATTGCTAACCGCGACCAGCTGCTCGAAGACTTGTATGCAGACGGCATCGTGGAGCAACTCCAGGAAATAGTCACCAACGGTGCCCTGTACGGCCAGTTCATCGCCAAGATCGTCACCGATGTCAGGATGGAAGCACATCCCGAAGTGATGGATGTCAAGGCCGAAGACGGCACTGTAAGCAAGAAGCTCATCAAAGTCGCAAAAGAGAAAGTCAGTGTCTATCCCGTGGCAGTAGAGCCGGGACAGCTTGCAGTAGACCCAGACTCAACGACCATCGACGGTGGCCTCGGCTCCGCGCATGAGTTCTCTATGCCCCTGCACAAGATTCAAGAGAAGCAGGGCAACGGCGTTTACTACACTGACGTAGTCATCGGTGGCGACAACCGTTCGCTCGCGACAGACGAACGCGGCGAAGAGATTGAGCCCAAGGACAAGAAGAACGCGGCATTCGTAACAGAGTACCACGGGCTTGTACCTCTCCACATGCTCGCCGCTGTACGAGGCGAAGGCGACGAGATGGCAGAAGCCATTGTCATGGGCGATAACGAGAACGAGATGGTGGAAGCCATCGTGACGATCGCCAATGGCAGCACGCTGCTTCGTGGCATTGCCAATCCGGCTGTCATGGAAGATCGTGCGATTGTCTCTGAACAGTTTGACACAGTACCTAACAGATTCTGGGGCCGCTCCGTCATGGAGAAAGGCTTCAACATGCAGAAGTGCCTTGACTCCGAGCTACGCGCTCGCGCAGACGCTCTTGCGTGGATCAACAACCCCATGCTGGCTGGCGACATCACCAAGCTGCCACCGGGCATGAACCTCAATGCGTGGCCCGGCAAGTTCTGGGGCACGAAGGGTCCGCCTCAGGAAGCCATTACAGAGCTTCGCTTTGCAGAGATCAACGGCTCGACATTCCAGCAAGCTAACGAACTTGAGCGTATGCACCAGCAGGCGACCGGAGCAATTGATCCGTCTGTCCTGAATGCCGGTGTGCGTGATCAAGCTACGGGGGCCTCTGCTATTAACGTCTCCGGAATCGTTAAGCGCTCGAAGCGCACGATGGTCAACCTCGAAGAGTTCCTGACCACACTGATCCGCAGGATCGTTTGGCGCAAGATGCAGTATGAACCAGAGCGCTACCAGCAAGACTACAAGTTCCAGGTCCGAGGCACAATTGGCATCATGGCACGCGCAGTTGAACAGCAGCAGCTCGTCCAGATGTTGCAGTTCGTTGACAAAGGCACGCAGGAGTACTTCGGTATCCTCTCGCTCATCGTTGACGGCTCGGCCGGTCTCCACAAGGGACCGCTCATGGGCATGCTGCAGAACGCGGCGCAGCCTCCGTCGAAGGAACAGCAAGCGAAGGCTGCCAAGCAGGAGCAGATGCAGCAGCAGTTGTTAGTTGAACAGCTCCGCAACGTACAGGCAGACACAGCTCTGAAGCTCAGTTCTGCAGGCTCCAAGGACGCTGACAAGATTCTGAAGACCATCGAGGCTGAGATGATCGACGATCAGATGCAGCTCAACACGGTCAAGGCGAAGGTGGATATCACCCAAGCGCAGAACCAGACGCGCCAGATTGAGACTGGCGAACGTAAACAAGACCTCGAGGAAGCGAAGTTTAACCGAGGCGACTAGAGGAGTAAGACATGACAGACAGGAAACTATTTACCGATGATGAGTTCGGTCATTTCGAGAAGTGGCGGCACCTATTCGAGTGTGAAGGGTGGCAACTGCTGGTGAAAGAAATGGAGAAAGAGCTGGAAGACTTGCCTATGGCAGCCTTCACCACAGCGAAATCTTTCGATGAGGTCGTAGCAATGCGGGTGCGCGCCCGTGTAATTGTTGAGATGCTCTCATACCCCACCATCATTGAACAACGCAAGGAACACTTGGTGCAAGAACGAGAGTTCGAGGCCAGTGAACAAGAAGACGACGACGGCGCAAGGAATCTCTAATGGGTGATAAACTTCTGTTGTTTGATTTTCGCTGCACGTCGTGCGACGAGAAATTTGATGCCTTGGTAAAGTCCGAGCAGCGGACACATACATGTCCGGCATGCGGCGGAGAAGCCAAGAGACTCATATCTACACCCCGCATTGCCCTCGACGGCTGTGACCCTTCATTTCCTGGAGCGTACAGCAAGTGGGCTAAAGTGCGGGAGCAAAGAACCAAGCAAGACCGAAAGCGTCGTGAGGATCACGGCGAATAACGCACACGATAACTCTGATGTGGTGGTTCTACGGGACCCACGCTCGTAGGCTGACAGGAACTACGATAAAGCATCCACCATTCAAGAGCCATGTGAGTACCGATAATCCACAACCCAACGTGGCACCGGGTTAAACCGAAAGGAAAATAACATGTCCCAAGATTCAATCATTGTTGAACCATCCGAAAGTCTGAGTGAAGAGCAGGAAGCTCAAGAGGCACAAACCAAAGCT